TTGTTAACTAAATTACTAGAAAAAGTAAACTTACCATCTCTTTCGTTTATACCAAACCAACCGTTTACATTAGAGTATTGAGGATCTAACCCGTATAATCTTCCCCAGTTCCAAGGTCCTGATCCAAAATCATTATTGTAAACATCATAAGCAAGATTATCAAGCTCGTTTAAAGCTTGATTATTTAATAATCTATTAGCATTTGTTTCTTGCCATCTTTCTACTGTTATTGATGTTCCTTCTAAGTCAGATCCAAAATTATCCTGCGTAGGTATACCTTGATTGTCTTGTAATAGTTTTTGGTAAGGGTTTGTAGTTATGTTATTGTTAGGGTATAAAGGTCTTTTAACACCGAAGCTATCTATCCAAGATAGATTAACATAATTAACATAATCTTGTGGCATTACTAAAGATAAATTTTCAGGTATTGTAAGCTCTTGTGACTTAATACTTTTTAAAGTATCATAACTAAACTCTTGTAAAGATCTTTTAGCGAAGAAAAGTACGTCAGATTTTTTAGCGTTTTGTATTATTTTACCATCGCCTACGTAACCAACCATGTAGTTATCTATAATATCATTTAGTTTTATATATTGATAACCTCCGTAATTATTCTCAACAGCATCTCCAGTAGCTTCTTCAGGTAAAGTACTAGCGTACTTACCTCCATCTAATATTTTTAATTGTACAACTATATATAAATTGTTTGCAGGGTTAGCAGCAAAAGTTATAGCGTTGTTTGCTACAGAATATTGTAAAAGATATTCAGACCAACTGCCAGGAAAACCTGTAGTGCTAGTATATATTTTAAAATTATTTAAAGCATAATTTTCACTAGCTGGGTTCCATGAGTTAGCATCAGTAAACACTAGATCAGTATTGAACGTTGTAGTTATAGTTAAGGCGTTACCAGTGCCTCTAAAGCCTTGCGAACCTTGATAATACTGTTGATTATTTTCTGTTATTAATGCCATTTCCTATTAAGATTTTTCGTTAGCCTCCACCTCTTGTGCTTCAGCAGATGCAGTTTGTATTATTGTTGGATCATTTATTATGATGCCACAGTATTTTAATATGTTTATTATTATGTTTGTTTGCTCAGAAGTATCTAATTCAAAGTTAGTAGAGTTACCAGCGTTATATATATATTGGCCAACGCTACCAGTAGTAAAAGCCCACGCTGGAGAAGTTGGTTTAAATATAGCGTTAACATTTAGAGCATTAGGTTGTGGACTAACTTTTATAAGTACTGAGTTGTTTGGTCCTGTACCTGTTGTGCATAAGGGATATTGCACTGTAGGAGCTGTCAACGAAGATCTTGTGATTTTAGAAAAATCACTTTGACTAGCTAATTGTGTTATTGAGTCGTACTGAGGATTAGTTGTATTATAAGTAGATATTATTTCACCTAACTTATATATTGTTCCTGCTCCAGTGTATTCCCATCCTAAAACTGCAGCACCAGCATTATAAGTAAATGGAGCTGTTTTTTCAAAAGGGTATAATTTATAAGCAGAGTCTTTAAACATGTTAAAAAACTCAGTATCATTTTGTTGATTGTTTTGATTGTATCTGTTTAATTGATTACCATCAGGAAAATATGAATTAAATATTTCTTCTTGTACTTGAGCAGCAAGACTATTAAACTCCGCAGGAGTTACATAACCTCTTTGTTCTTTGTTCAATATGTACAAGACTGTTGTGTATACTGTATTTATATTTACCATTTATTTTTATTTTTATACTAATAAGGCGGCCGAAACCGCCTATATATAGTATCACTTGTTTTTATAGCTTTTTATCTATAGATTTGTAAATTTCAACACCTTCGTCTGTTTTTAAGAACGCAGCAAATGCTGAATAAGGATTTTCATCAAAAGGAACGTTCATTAACTTTCTGTTATTAGTGCCCCATGTGAAAGTTCTTTGATCACTAGATAAATTTATTATACCAGCTTCTCTAGCTTTTATTGCAAAATTTCTAAGCTGAACATTGTCATCATTAGCTAAGCTAATAAACATTGAAGCATTATTTTTTGCAAACAATAATAAATCTCTTTTAATTTCTTTAGAACTCATATTATTTACTTCAGAACCTTTTTCAACTCTTAAAATAGCTTCAGCATGATCGATATCAATTGATCTAGCAGCGTTTAAAGCGTCAATTTGTAAGTCAAGTTCTTCTAAATCATCTTTAGCTTCTTCAACAGCACTATACTCTTCGTATATTCTATCTTTTAAAGGGTGATATAGTGAAAGTAACTTTTGTAGGTTTTGCATATTTTTAGGAACTTTTAAAAAACCATCTCTAAAAATAATATGTCCCATAGTGCATTCTCCTTTTTGTTCATCTACTAAAGGTGAATCTTGATTTGTAGCATATTTTATCTCTCTTTGTTTTCCTGTTTTTTCATCAAAATATAAAAGAGCATGTTTTCTTGTATGCTTACCTGGGATAGTTAATGTTAAAGGTGATTTGTTTCCTTTTAAATAATAAATTCTATCTCTTATTTCCCAACTAGGTTTAGCTGGTGGCGCTACTTTTGTAGCTACCGGCTGAGGTGCAACCTCAATAGTTTCTGCTTTAGCTTGTTTAGCCATAATATAATATAATTAAATAGTTTATAAAAGTAATAATTACCCCCGTTGATATAACGAGGGTAAAAATTACATTAAATGGATATTATAATCCTTGGAATAAAACGAAGTTGTTAGCAGCTTGAGTTACTAAACATCTTTCAGATAGGAAGTTTACTTCCATAGCATCAAGAGTTGAAGTAAATGCTCCACCTGCAGAACCAGTTAACCATGATTTCATTCTTCTGTCGTCACCTTGAGAAGCTCTATATCTTACGTGTAAGAAAGGTCTTCTAATGTTAGTACCTAAGATTTGATCATACACTGTAGAAGTTCCAGCAGGAACTAATACACCTTCAATTGAATTAACACCAACGATAGCACCTCTTGTGGAAGCGTCGTTTAAGTATTTCCAGTCAGTTTTGTAGAAGTCATAAGAACCTCTTCTGAAACCAGAGAAACCTAAGTTAAGTGCCATTTCTTCTGAATTTTCGAATAAACCGAAAGCAGTACCACCAGCAAAACCACCAGAGATAGAAGCTAACATATCGTCAAAATCAAGAGATGTTTGTCTCTGTAAGAATAACATGTTTTCTTCGATAGCTCCTTGAGTATCTAAGTTTTTAAGTATTGCATCAAAGTCATCAATTCCAGCAGCAGCAGTAAATCCTACTTCTACATTTCCTCTTGCTCTAATAGCAGCAAATAAACCTTGTGTACCTGGTAAGTTAGCAGCGTCATAAGATCCTGCAGCTCCACCAGCATTTGCGTTTAGTTCACCTTCAACCATCGACATTTCTAGGTAATCTTCAAAACGTAGTCTAGTTTCAGACTCAGCTTTTAAATACCATAAGAATCCAGAAGCTCCATCTTCAGTAGCAACTTCAACCCAACCGATTTGTGCCATATCAGATCCAGTAACAACGTACTGATCTCTAATGATGATTGGTGAGTTAGAAAATTGTGTGAAAGAAGGATCAACAGATACTCTAGCAGCAGAGTTTCCTACTCCTGCTCCAATAGTTGTTCCTTTTGTGTAATCAGAACCATATACAAACATTTTAATTGTTGCAGAAGCAGCAGTTATCCCTTGGTTAGCAAAAGATGCGTTAGCAAACGGTTGTACCGTTACGTTACCAGCAGCTCTTGCTAAAACGATACCTTTTCCTTCAGCTCCTGTTGCAGGATCTAAAAGTACAACTGTATCATTTATAGATATAACATTAACTATACCAGCACCAACAGGTATTGTTACAACTGACTGATTGTTACCACCAGCAGCAGCTCCAACACTACAGTTATCGTAAGATATATGTAATCTGTTTTGTTCAGACCAAATTACTTGATCAGATGTCATTGGCATTTCAGCGCCAACCATTCTTAAGAAACCAGATAACGTTCTGTTTCCATAACGCTCTACTTCTTGTTCATAAATTTCTGGTAAATATTGTTGCGCGAAGTTTCCGCCAGCCGCACCATCAAATACTAAGTAGTTTGAAGGACTTGGAGTTTGGATAGGACTTGGAACAATAGCACCAAATTGTGGATTTAAACTCATAATTGTTTAATTTTTAATTGTTAAATTTTCTTGTTTTGATTTTCAATTTTGAAGAATCAGCACCAGAAATAGCTTTAACCTTATAGCCGTTTACAAAAACTTCACCTTGTTGGGTTCTAGCTTTTATCGGTGATAGGTTTTTAGACTTATTCACCACGTCTTTAACTGCGTCGGCTTTTCCTTGCTCATAAAAATGAGTTGCGATTCTATCGACATTATCAGCAGCGTATATAGCTTTGTGATAACCTTTTGTATCAGTAACATTACCTTCTGCGTCCAGGAACTTCCCGACTAGGTTATTAATGTTTGATTGGTTTTCTGCAACTTTATCTACATCTTTAATATTATACTTAAATCTTTTATCTCCAACATTGATATCGAAACCTTCGAATTCGTTATTAAATAATTCTTTAGTATTTTTTTGAAATACATCGTGTTGTTGCTCAGCTTGTTCTTGCTGTTTGTTGTAGCGATTAAAAAAGTCCATAGCTTTTTGTTGGTCCTGAGTTACGCCGGGTCTCAACTTGATTTCGTCGTAATATTTATTCTTCGTTTCCTCTAAAAAGTTTTTTGCTTTTGCAATCTCTTCTTTTTTAGCGAGTTTTTTCTTTTTGACGTCACGCTCTTCGTCAAGATCTGTATCATATTGGAAGCTATCTTCCATTATAAAATCTATTTCCTCTGAATTTAAATGAGGTTTTGATTTTTTGTAATATTCTTTTAATAAAGTATCTTCATCAACATTAGTATAATCAGCATTTAATCTAGTGTAATCTTCTATAGTTCCACCAGTTTCTTCCATAAAAGATACTAGCTTTTCAATATTTTCAGGCAATTGTTTACCTAAAACTTTTTCATCTCTTATTGCTTCTTTTACTTCTGCTTCTACTTTTTTAACTTCTTCTTCAGTTACTTCTTTGATTGGAGAAAACCCTTCAGCAGTCTCGTTGGACTTTTGTATAGATTCTCCCACCTCTGCGCTATCTCCGGATGGTTTTTCCACAGATACCTCCTTTGTTTCTCCGATTTGAATGGCATCTTCTTTTTGTTTTAAAGCTTCTTTAGGTACTGTAACTTTAATAACATCATCTGGTATTTCTACCAAAGGTTCTTTTAAACTTACTTTTACAATTTCTTGTTCTTTGTTTCCTAGTTGCTTAGGTTTTTTAGACTTTATTTTAAAGTCACCTTCCTGTTTAACAGGTTCATTTGTTTTTACTTCTGACATAATATAATATAATTAAATAATTAATAATAACCTACATTTGCTGCGGTTGCGGCATGTTTGGTTGTTGTTGTTCAAAGTCTATAGCTGGTAGATCTTGTTTTCTTTGTTCTATCATTTGACTTTGTTGCGTACCTTCCATTTTAATACGCTTGTCTTTTCTGTTTTCTATTTCTTGTTCTTTTTGACCAGCGGCTTGCATGTCCATTTGTTTTAACTGCATATCAAACTGAAACTGTGCTTGCATTTTTTGTTGCTCTAATTGAGCAGCTAACTCCATGCGTTGTATTTCCATTTGATTAGTAGCTTGTTCAAACTGTACTTTAGAACCTGATATAGCTTCTTGTTTTTGTACTTCAGACATTGCTATTTTTTCAGCCGCATCAGCTTGAGCTTGAGCTTGTGCTTCTGCTTGTTCAAGAGCATTTTCTTGATCTTGTTTACCTTTAGCTTTACGTTTTATTTTAAGCATTTGATTAGCTAACTTAAGATTTTTAATTTGTCTTAAATCTATAGCATCTTCTAAATCAATACCACCTTGTTGTAAAGCAACTTGTATGTTTTGTTCCAATTGAGCTTGTTCTTCTTCATCAGGCTCTAGTTCTAAGAATATACCAAAGTCATGTAAGTTTAAATTACTTATTTCTGTTAAAGTATTTACATTGTAGTTTGATATACCATTTACTAGTGATTCTGCTGTAAGTGGAAATTCTAAAGCATCAGCTATTTTTAAAGCTATATTCTCTGCTGTTCTTAACGTTATATATAAACTAGCTTGCTTAATATGTCTTGTAGCAACGTTAGAAGCATTAGCAGCTAATTTTTGTAAACCAACTAACGTTTGTTTGTCTGGCGTACTACCATCACGAGCTTCATTAAGCCCGGTTACATCACGTATCATTTGTAAATAATACTGATAAGTTTGTATTAAACTTTGTATTTTACCTTGACCAGAACTAGAACTTAATTCTTGGATAGGTATTTTACCTGGATTCATATCGCCATCTTGCGTAAGTGATCTACCAACAATACTACCAGTTTGGAAATACATATTAAGTGCTTCTGCTGGATTATAGTTTGTACCGTTACCTAAATCAACCTCTGCTAAACCATCCATATCTAAATAAACACCATCTGGTACCATTTTAGACATAACTTGCTGTAGCTTTAAATGTGTTAGCTGAATCATATCAGCAAAACCTATACATTTGCTAACTAAAGATTCTATTCTACCTTTGTACATACGAGGTGAACATATAGAATAATTCATTTCAACTTTAGTCGTATCAGCTAATGGTCTAGACATGTTTTCAGCTAGTTCCCATTTTAACATTGTATCAGTACCTAAAACTTTAGCGCCGCTATATAAAACCTCTATAGATCTTGATACTCTTTCAAAGTTATCACTTTCAGGCGGATTAAACGTGTCAGGTTTTTCTAAAGCTTTCATTAAGCCTTGATCTGTTTGTTTTATTTTAAATACTTGATTAGTATAAGTCTTGTAATCAAAGTATAATATTTGCACGGTGTTTTCATCATAATCACCCCAACCAGTTAAATACTGTCTATTACCTGGCATTTTTTGTATACGTTCTAGTTCTTCTTTACTAATACCTGGAAACTCTTTTTTAAGTTCAGCTATTGTAATAGATTTAAGCTCACCTACATAATATATATCTTCAAAGTTTGGATCCTCTGTATAAGAATAAACCATATAAGCAGGATCAACATAGTCAACTGTAATTCCTTCTGCTGTATTGAAATTAGTTTTAGCTGCAGCAATACCACAAACTGTTAAGTCCATGTTTAATCTACGTCTTGTTAAATCAAATTTATTTTGAGCAAACACAGATGATATAGCTTCTTCTTCTGCTATTTCAATTGACTGCTTATAACTAAGCTGCATGTGTAACTCTAACTCTTCAGGTGTTTCAGGTAAATTACTAGGGTTAGTACTTTGATATAAGTTTATACCTAAAGTATCTTCTAGTCCTTTTAAGTAATCTTTAGCTATCATATCTTCCTGTATTTTAGAAGCATATTTAGTTCTAGCTTTTACTGATTCTGGATCTTGAGCATAAGCCTTTATGTCATATGTTTTAGATGATATACCATTAACAACAATATCAACAAATTTAGATAATATAGGTACTGGTTGCCAGTCTAAATTAAGATAAGACAAATCACCATTAATAGACAATTCATTTTTATATTTTTGTACACTTTGTTCACCACGAGCATATAATCTTAATTGGTGAAATTGATTCCAATTAGTTAAATACCTATTACCTGTAGTTCTTCCTGAACGAAACCACTCATATTCAATAGCCATTGCAACCTGACTTCCGTATTCAATGCTTGCTTTTTCAGCATCACTCACTACTTGACTAGGGAAAGCACTATTGGTATTAGTATATATATTCATTAATTTATAATTTTTGATAAAGTTCCTTTGTTGTTGTATCTTTTTATACCTAGATCAACTGGTTTTAATTTAATTTTATTGTTTGGAGCATATCTATGCTTGTTACAAGCCATTAACGCAAGTCCAGAACTAATAGAGGCATCATGCGATGTTCTATTATTTATATTAAACCTAGACCAATCTTCTAGAGTTCTTTGAAAATACATATCTCCATATCCTGTTTCTTTTAAACCAACAAATGTTTCTACATATGTTTCTATGGCAGACGCGTGAGCTTGTTTTATATCTTCACTTGAATTAGGTATACCACCTATTTCTCTTTCTGTTACTGATAATTTGTTTCTTTTTTTATCTGGTCTGTTCATTGCAAAACCTCTATAACCTCTACGTTTGAAATAATATAATAATCTAGGTTTATTGTTTTCTGCTAATATTGGCATACCATAAAATACGCAAGCCATAAGTACATCTTCAAAAAATATTTCAGCTGTTTGTGGACGAGCGATATATTCTAAGAAAAAATGATTTGGCGGCACTTCTTCCATGCTAAACTTAGTTAAACCATGTAAAGAGCCGTTAGACCCTCTCTTATCTACTGTACCTGATATATCATATGGATCACATCCAAAAGCACCACAATGTTCGTTACCTGGGTAATTAATACCATTTTTAATGAACCTTTTGTTTTGTAAATGAACTGGAGGAACCCAAGTTATATAAAATCTACCTTGTTTGCTAGGTGCAAATATAACTCTTGTATCTTTTTCACTATTTTCCCACTGAAAATTACCTTGAGTAATAGATACTGAGTTTTTTAAATCTTCATTAAAATCTATTTGTTGATATATCTTAGTTAGATTAAATAAAGACATTTTAGACTCATCTCTAAACGCGTGTTTTGTTGTGCGTGGAAACTGTCTATAAAATTCATTTAAACCATCTTGATCATCTTTAAGACCTTCTACCTCGTTATCCCAGTATTCAATAACCCCAAGTTTGATTGGCGTTCCATGAGGTCCAAACAATGGTTTTTGTGGTGTTTCGAAGACAGGCATGCCATAAGAATCAATGTATCCCTCGTAATTCCATTCCATAGGAATGAACAAAGAATATAGTCCTGAACGAGTTTGTCCATTTGCATTTCTTTTTGTAACGTCTGAGTCATCATATAATTTTTTAAAATTTCTACCACCTTTGTCTAAAGCATTTGACGTTGATCCCATCATGCATTTACCTATAATTCTAGAACCTAGTCTTAATGTTGTTTTAGTAACACGCCAATTGTTTTCTATATTATTAGGTCTTTCCCATTTACCTGATTCATCATGTACTAATAATTTTAATTTTTCACCATCATAAGCGTTGTCTCCGGTATTTTTCCAATCAATAGTTGTATCAAGTCCTGTAAGATCTTCTTGTTTGTCTGTAGAAACTATAGATCTTCTTGTAAACTTAGACGCTGGCACACGATACGCTAACTCTGTTTTAGGTCGATCCATACCGTCTTGTATTGGCTTAAAAAAGAAAGGATAGTTAACTGATATTGGCACTACCTTATCTGTAAACATTTTTTTAGCATCAGCACCTGACTTAGATAATATACCAAAACGAGCATCACTAGATATTGTAGCCATATTAACAGTTTCGCCAGAAGCCATAAAAGAAAAACCAGATCGTCTATTTTTTAAATAACACATACCGTAGCTTCTGTAATCTGCTCTACAAGCTTCCCAAAATATAAAAAACAATCTATTTGATTCTCTAAAGTCTGGTTGACCAACGTCAATTTTTGACCACTGCAAATACATATAATGAGTACCTGTTAAATATGTAGGTATATCTTTATTTATATACCAAAAACCTTCTTCACGTCTTTTAAATTCAGTATCAATATAATCGTACCATGTCTCTTTAAAATCCTCAGGGTATTCTCTCCAGTCAAATACTGTTTTTATTCTACTTAATATCTTAGGATAATCAAATCTAGTCCATTTGTTTTCTTCAAACTTATGAACATTGTTTTGTTTAGGTAAAGCTATTTTAAGATTTTGTATTTCATAAATCTCTCCAATTTGTCCGGTCTTAGATATAACAACCATATCATGATCTTCGTTATATCCATACTCCCATTTGTTATACCTGTTCATTCTGTTAAGAACTTTAGGTTTAACGTGGTCAGATAATACTTTATATAGTGTTTGCTTATACATTATTTAGATCTCCCTTCAGCAAAACCACGAAACGTAGTTTCTTTTTTAATTTCTTTAGGTTTTTCATCTAACATATTTTGTTCTTCTATAATACGATTGTGTATTTCAAAAGCATCAAATATAGCTAGTTTTTTTGTAGCAGCAGCATTTTTAAGCCTGTCCGCTGATATATCATCGCTTGAATCTATAATAGCTTCTTTAGCAACTTTAATAAGTTCCTCAACTGCTATGTGCCCAGCTTGGATTATATTCTTCTTCGTTTCCTTGGTGTTCATATTTTATAACAATATCATTTGATTTCATACAATATAATCGTTCATTTTCAACTAAAAATTCCCATTCACCGTTAGGCGTGTAACCTACTAAGTCTCCCTGGTTAATTTTAAGCGCTTCTAATGAACTATTGCTATATTTTAATATACCAATAAGCTTTTGTTCTTTGTCTAGCGTTAAACTATCATTGTTTTTTATAGGTTTTATAAAACACCTATCACCAAAACTATGCCAACCTTTTTTGTTTTTATATAAATAAACTTGGTCAATAGCACAAAAATAAAGATCGTCTTTAAAGTAAGATCTACTTTTCTTTTTTTGACCTTTCATATCGTAAAAAGTTCTAAACACATTTTGATGTATAACAACTATATCTCCTTTTTTAATTTTAGTATTAAATGCTAAAGGAGTTTCTACAACTATAGCTAATCTATTTACAAACTTCCAGTTTTCTATTTTTGTATTAACAACAATGTCTACACCAGATATTTTAACTGTGTTACTATACTTATCACCTAATGGTTGTATAATAAAATCGTATATGCTTTTCATTAATAGTTAAGATCATACTCAACGGATATAGCCATGTTAGAGTTAAACTTTTTCCATGGCAATACCTCGTTGTTTTTCTTTATATGTATGTTATAAGAGTTATCAGAGTCTTCAAATAAAATATGAGAAATTTCATGACCTCCATAAACCTCTTGGCCTACAGAGTAATGCATTGCGTCATTTTTATAATCAGATCCAATACTAATCTTTCTTATATTATTTTGCATCTTCTTTTTCAATGTCTGTGTAAGTACCGTCTTTAAGATCAATATTTACTTGGCCATATTCCTCTTCTAATTCTTTTTTTGTTTCTTCAATAACTTTAGAAAGATCATTTATTTTTTGATGTATGTTTACTTTTTGTACATCTAAAACACCTAGTGATCTAAGCATTTCGCTTAATTCTACCTGTTGTTTGTTGACAGTTTCTAACTGCTCTTTGCTGATCATTTTTTTTGCTTCTTCCATAATTTAATTTAATTTAATTTATTAATATTCACTTATTTATATAGTCACCTATATATTACTTATTTACATATAATAACATCTGCTTCAGTTACACCTGTTCCTAATGATGTTATAAAGTCTACAGCGACTGGTAAAAATGATCCAGCTTGTACACTTTCAAAAGTTATTGCTTGAGCGGCAACAGGAACGCCATCGTTTACGGCTGTTATTACCGCTGTTGCTCCTCCAGCACCACCACCTGCTTCAACTACAGTAATAATATCACCAGGATTATAACCAGATCCAGCGGCTACAATAGTTAAAGATTGTATAACTCCAGCGTTTTGTGTTATAGCTACAGTTAAACCTTGAGCCATATTGTTAGAACATGTTGTTGCAGCTGTTACATCACTATAAGCAGCGCCTCCTGATGTCAAATTTAATGTACTAACAGAAGCTAAACTTGTACCTGCTACAATAACATCTATGTTACCTGTAACACCCATATATAATACAGAGCTATTTAAATTGTTACCTAAAACACCTGTTTGGTTTTCAAAAATCCAAGCTGGTTTACCATTTGGAGTTCCTACTAAACCTGTTGAACGCATTGCTTTACCAGCTATACCGTCACTTATTGGAAATTTACCCATTTTATTTATTTTTATTATTTACTTATTGTTTTGAATTTTTCTACACCACGTGAACCAAAATAGGCTACATATACTGTCGCGGTTAATGTTTTTAATAAACTTATCCATTCTTGTTCTACTGTAAATGATAATGACTCGTGACTGTCAACCCATATAAAGGCTATAGTCATTACAGTTAGAAATATTAAAGACATTGGACGAGTATTTTTACTAAGCCATGAATCAGATTTCATATCACTAGCCCAGCGTTTTGAGATTTCTTGCATCTCAGTCATATCTTGCTCTAAAAGTTTAAGAGCTTTTTCTTTATCCTCTGCAGGTAGCACAGGATCTTTGTGTATAAGATTTTTAACTAAACCAAAAACCCCAGCATCAGGTAGTACATCACCAGCTAGGTCTAATATTCCAGGAGCAGCTTTGTTTAAAAACTTACCTACTTTAGTTTCATTAAATTTCTTTTTCATGCTTTTTTATATGCTTCAGCTTCCCATGGTAGGTTTTTAGCACCTTCTTCCATATCAGCTCTTGAGTATTTTTTACCTTTCCAGTAAACATTTTCATTATCATAATCTAAATCACCTCTTTTCATTTGGTCTATATGAACCATTTCGTGATCTATTACTTTTTCACATTCTGAAGGATCTAGCTTATTATTTAAAATAATAGTGCCGTTATTATTAGCTTTACCCATAACACCATCTTCCATTGGTACATTGTAAACTGGTACGTTATTCGTATCGTATGGAGGATTATTTAGTTTAAAAGCCATATTATTTTTTGTAAGGTAATAATTTGTTTAAAGCATCCCTACGACTTTGACAGCCGCAGGGAATGTTTAAACCTTTTGATACATTATCAACCAGTTTTTTGATACCAGAAGCTTTTGTAAACTTCTCTATGTCGTCACCTAAACCTCTAGATCTCATACTGATTATTATGCGAATGTAGCAGTTCTCCAGTACATTTGAACTGGTGTAGCAGCTTGGTCAAGTCCTAGTTGAGCTGAAGCTACAACTCCACCTGGATTAGCTGTCATTGCAGAGCGGATAGCTGAAACAATAGGATTGTTTTGCCCATTTACAATTGTTGGATTTACAGCAGCTGAAATACTAGTAGATACTGCTAAAGTTAAAGTTCTGTAACCTGCAGCTTGAGCAGCTCTTCCAGTTAAACCAATTATAGCTGTTTTAGCATTAGCTCCTGTAGCTCCTGATGCAGTTACTGAAGTAATATCTTCTAAGTTTACTAAGATGTTTTCTGTTGGTCCTAGTGGTTGTGCAGCGGCTGAGTTTCTTACGCTGAATTTAATAAATTTTGCCATTTTGTTTGTGTTTGTGTTTGTGTTTATGTTTGTGTTTTGCGAGTTTTATACAGCTCTCTACTGTTATGATTTACGGTTGTTTTCTCCTACAAATCGTGAGTGTTCATTATTTCTTCCGTGTTTTACTTTTTTTAGATGAGCTTTTTTTCTTTCATTATCTTTACCATCTCCATAATTAAACTTCTTTTTATGACCTGGGTCTCCTTTGTCATATAAAGGTGATCCACCGCCTATTTTTGATCGTGAATGCTTAGACATCCATGATCCACCTCTTCCGCCACTAGCGTCTTTAGCCACAGGGTTATCATGCATTAAATCGTGTTTTTCTTGTTTAGCGTA